AGAATAATGTAATAGTTTTATATGCAGTAGGGCGTCAACCATTTTCAATTAGTGGTAGTGCATGTAGTGTTTTAGGATTAACACCGGGAATTTACTCTCCACCAACTTTGGCCATTCAGCCATTAACTAATTCTCCAGAATTTGCTCCAGTGTTTGTAAGTGGTGAAACACCAGGAACTAATGAAGGAGCAAGAACAGGTAGTGTATGGATTAGAACTACTGAGCCCAAAGGTGGCGCAAAATTAGTACTAAAGAAATATAATTCAGTAACAGAGTCATTTGATAAAATTGCAGCTCCTTTGTATGCTAGCGGTCATGCTGCAATTTTTGGTTTAGATAGATCAGGCGGCGGAGCAAACATTGCTGCTGGTACAGTTTATTGTCAAACAAATAGTACTGAATCTGAAAATAGTTTTGGACCAGAAGCTGCTGATTTTAGATTGTTTAGAAAGTCAATGCAAGGTCCAAACAGTATTATCAGTAAGAAAATTGTCGCTGGTTGGGCAGAATTTGAAGGTGGCCAAAGTATCGCTTTTAAAGAAAGCTTAGTTGGTTCAGGTGATTTGTCTGATACAGTATATGTAGAATTTGAATTAAATGGTGATGCAGGTGATGCAGACATCATTGCTGGTGCTATCAATGCTGCTGGTCTTGTTAATATTCAAGCCACTGTTGATGCACAAAGAAGGATTACCATTAGCCACAAATATGGCGGCGATTTTAGAATTGGTGAGGAATATGGTGGTTTGTTAAGTTCATTGGGATTATTAGATAATAGCAATGTTCGTGAATCATATACATCTGTTGATGATACTAATTATATAGTAAGCTTATGGGAGCCATTAAGACTTAGCGCTGGTAAAGACAGTCCTTCAACATTAACAGCAGATGGCACATTATGGTATAGCAGTGTTATTGATGAAGTAGACATCTTAGTTCACAATGGAACTAAATGGGTTGGGTATTTACATTCAACCAGTCCTTATTACAATTCAACAGTTGATAAACAAACAGATCCAATGGGTCCATTAGTTAGTGCAACTGCTCCATTATTACAAAGTGATGGAACAGCGTTACGTAATGGCGACTTATGGATTGATATTAGTGATTTAGAAAACTTCCCTAGAATTTATAAATTTGACGAAGCAAAGTCAGGACCTATTGCTAAGAAATGGGTAGAGCAAGATGTCTCAGATCAAAGCACACAAGATGGTGTACTATTTGACGATGCACGTTATAACACTACTGGAATGAATAGTGATGCACCTGGTGATATTGTTGACTTATTAGTCAGTGATTATGTTGATTTTGATGCTCCAGATCCTGCTTTATATCCAAAAGGTATGTTATTATGGAATCTACGTAGAAGTGGATTCAATGTTAAGAAATTTGTACGTAATTATATCAATATTGATGATGACAATGTAAGATATGATGACGAATCAATGGCTGATTATTATCCACATCGCTGGATTACAGTGAGTGCAAATCAAGATAATGGCTGTGGGTCATTTGGTCGTAAAGCACAACGTAAGGTTGTAGTACAAGCATTACAGGCCACAATTAACAGTTCAACAGATATTCGTGAGGAAGCAAGAGTGTTTAACTTAATTGCTTGCCCAGGATATCCAGAACTAATTGGTGAGATGGTTACATTGAATTATGATCGTGCGTTAACTGCATTTGTTTTAGGTGATACACCACCAAGATTATTACCAGATGCTACTAGCTTAATGACATGGGGCACTAACTTACGTCTAGCAGTAGAGGACAATGATATTGGTGCGCCAAGTTATGATGAATATATGGCCATGTTCTATCCATGGGGATTCACTAGTGATAATTTAGGAAATAATATCGTAGTACCCCCAAGTCATATGATGTTAAGAACTATTGCACTAAGTGATAATGTTAGCTATCCATGGTTTGCTCCAGCTGGAACAAGACGTGGTGGGATTACAAATGCTACAAGCGTTGGATACGTTGACAATGAAGGCGAGTTTAAAGTTATTGCATTGAATAATGGTCAAAGAGATACATTATATGATGCAAAGATTAACCCAATTACATTCTTCACAGGTGTAGGTTTGGTCAATTACGGTCAGAAGACTCGTGCTAAGAATGCTAGTGCATTAGATCGTATCAACGTAGCAAGATTGATTGTTTATATGCGTAGACAGTTAGACATTATTGCTAAGCCATATGTATTTGAGCCAAATGATAAACTTACAAGAGATGAAATTAGTAACAGTATTGAAAGTTTCTTGCTTGAATTAGTTGGTCAAAGAGCGTTATATGATTATCTTGTAGTTTGTGATGATACTAATAATACACCAAGCAGAATTGATAAGAATGAGTTGTATGTTGATGTGGCCATAGTACCAGTTAAGGCTGTTGAATTTATCTACATACCATTACGCATAAAGAGTACTGGTGGTCTAAAATAATAAATAACTATAACGGAGCTTATAAATTATGTCAATTGCAACATTAAATAGATTTACAGTACCACTAGCTACAGATAGTAGTGCTAGCAGTCAAGGCACATTGATGCCAAAACTCAAATACCGTTTTAGGATTTTATTTGAGAATTTTGGAGTCAGTACACCAACTAGTGAATTAACCAAACAAGTACAAACAGCAGCCAAGCCAAACGTACAGTTTGCAAATACAGTTATTGAAACTTATAACAGTAAAATCAACTATGCCGGCAAACCAACTTGGCAGGCAATTACCATTGCATTACGTGACGATGCTACTGGCGTAGTAAGTAAGATGGTTGGTGAGCAGATGCAGAAACAATTTGATTTCTTCGAGCAAGCATCAGCAGCCAGCGGTACAGACTATAAATTCACAATGAAAATTGAGATTTTAGATGGCGGTAATGGTATATGGAATGCTAACGTTTTAGAAACTTGGGAATGTTATGGATGTTATGTTGTAACTGCAAACTATAAAGAGTTAAGTTATTCTGAAGCAACTCCTCAAATGATTGATTTGTCAATTCAGCCAGATAACTGTATCCAAACTCCACAAGGTTCTGGAGTTGGTGCAAACGTTGGAAGAACTTTAAGAACAATGGCCACAGGTGGCGGTTAATAGATCTTTATTTAAAAAAGGGTCTTCGGACCCTTTTTTATTGGCTAGTTATAATAGCACTTTATCAAATACTATAAATAAACTATATGACTAGTAAATTCAATTCATTATTAAATTCTATTGGCGCTGGATTCAATATAAAGGATACAGCAAAAGGATTCCTTAGGCCTAAAGGGCAATTAGGTGATTGGCAACATGCTGCTAGAACTTTTGTTGACGACGGATTTAGATTAGCGCCTAAAGCAAAATTTTTATATCATGTTTATTTTGATATAAACAAAGGTGCTTTACGTGATACAGCTTTAAAAGATCGCCATCAATTTGAGATTGGGTTATTGGTAAAAAGTGTTGATTTTCCTAAATTTACTTTTAAAACAAGTACAGTAAATCAATATAATCGTAAAAAAGTAGTTCAATTATCGCATGACTTTCAGCAAATGATGTTTAAATTTCATGATGATAGAGCTCATATAGTTAATAGACTTTGGCAGAATTATTATTCTTATTATTACTCAGATCCCTCAGTGGCTAAAAGTCAATTTTATAAAAGAAACGCCACGGAAGGGCCATCAAATATAAAAGTTAATTATGGATTTGATAATAATTCTTCAATTCCTTTTTTCAATCAAATAGTATTATATCAACTTAACAAACGAGAATATAATAGCTATACATTAATTAACCCTTTAATTACAGCCTTTACTCATGATGCTGCAAATAGTACAGAGCAAGGTGGTGGAACTTCTGAATGTACTATGTCTATAATGTATGAATCAGTTGCTTATGATATAGGTTCTATTGAGGGCGATAATGTCATAGGATTTGCCCAAGATCACTATGATAAGTTACCAAGCCCGTTGTCCCCATCAGGCGGTGGCACCAAAACAATATTTGGAACTGGCGGCTTGTTAAATGGTATTGCCAGTGCTGCTGATAGTTTTAGTAAAGGCAATTATCTAACTGGTGGCATTGAAGCAATTAACACGTATCAAAATGCTAAGGGGTTGACCAAAGCAGGTGTTGCTGCCGAAGGTAATAAATTATTGGCAGGGGCAGCAATTGCAGGTACAGCGTTGGCTATTAATGGAATAAAAGATACATTTTTCCCAGCCAAAAAACCTAATAATTCAACTACTGCTACACCTAGTCAAATAGGCGGTATGGGATAAAATATGAGCAATTTACCTTTAGACACTACATCAAATAGTCAAGAAGTTAGAACTTTTTTTGATAAGTTTTTTTTAGGTCAGATTACTTTCCCCAGTAATCAAATTGATGCTGTATTAGGTTTCTTTATTAAAAGAGGTTTTGGCGAGCAAGCTGCTCGTAGTACAGGGATTGTATTATTAAATCAAGCTAAATTAGATGGTATTAATATATTTGAAGTATTGGACAATCTTAAAAGTTTAAATAACGCCCAATTGAGTCAAGTAGTTACAGAGGTATTAAATTATTATAGAGTTCAAACTAGTGTACTAGGGTATAAAGTCAGTAACAACAGTAACACTTTTGAAAATCGCAATATATTGGTATGAGCAAGTTTGCTAAGGGCAAATTCACCCCTAAAAATCCAGAAAAATATATAGGTATAAAGAGTCCAACATATCGCAGTAGTTGGGAATTTGCCTTTATGAATTTTTGTGATAGTCATGCTAGTATACAAAAGTGGGCTAGTGAAAGCATAAAAATACCCTATCAAAATCCATTAACTAAAAGGGTTACGGTATATGTACCAGATTTTTTTATACAATATCTAGACAAAAATAATAATCTACTTTCAGAAGTTATTGAAATAAAGCCACAAAATCAACAGCTTTTAGAAAGAGTTGGACGTAATACAGCTAGACAAGCACAATATGTGGTCAATCAATATAAATGGGCCGCAGCTACGGCATGGTGTAAAGGTCATGGGTTAAAATTTCGTGTGTTAAATGAGACAGATATTTTCCACCAAGGCGGATCAAGATAAATAAGGTATGACTAAAAAATTAGAAGAAGTATTAAATTTACCTGAAAATAAAAAACTGGTCAAAGAAGAAGTTAAGAAGGCAGAAAAGCCTCAAGCTTTTTTAAGAGACATGGAGGAGTTTGATAAAATCTCCGCAGCATTGCCTCAAGTTAAAGGTTTAGGTGATATAAGTGATAAAGAATTTGATGCCTTAGCAGATCGTGCTACAAATGCCTATGATGATCTTATGGATTTAGGCATGAACGTGGAAGCAAGATATAGTGGACGTATTTTTGAAGTTGCTGGCACTATGCTTAAGAATGCTATTGATGCCAAAGCTGCTAAGATTGATAAAAAGCTTAAAATGATTGAGCTACAGTTGAAGAAGCAAAAGATTGATCAAGACGCCAATTCTGATAATACTAAAGGTTTAGATATTCCAGGTAATGGTTACATTGTAGCTGATAGGAATAGTCTATTGGAAAAACTTAAAAATATTAAATAAATATAG